TTTATGGCAACGTTGTTATTGAAGGTTCTACTATTGTTGATGGTGATTGGTATCCTATATTGACCGATACTTATACGGCTGCGACTGATACAAAAGGTTATGTAGTTCAAGGTTATCACCCATATGTTAGAATGCAATTTGAAAGCAATAACGGTGCAGTAACCAATATATTATCAAGATAATCAACCTAATCTATTGTTTATCTCTGGTAGTTGTGTTATACTACATAGATGTTTGATATCCTATCAATAATTCCCGGTAAAAAGAAAATCACGCACGGTGGATGGAATAGTTTTAATGCTATCTGCTGTAGCCATCGCGGGCATAAAACTGATACACGTGGGCGTGGTGGTATTAAGTTTGATGGGCAATTTAATTGGTCATATCATTGTTTTAACTGTGGGTTCAAATGTGGGTTTATGTTAGGTAAGAGCATTACACAAAATACAAAATATTTGTTACAATGGTCTGGTATTGATAGTACTCAAATAAGTAAATGGAGTTTAGAAAGTTTACAACATAAAGATTTACTAGACTTCACTAACTTAAAAAAACAAAAATCAAAAATAAAATTTAAAGAACATACATTGCCTGAAGGTGAGTTAATCGATATTAATAACTCATTGCACAAAGTATACATTGATTATTTGTCTGCGAGGTCGATAAATTATAATGACTACCCGTTCTTAGTTACACCTAATGACACTGGCAGACAGTCAAACAGAATCATTATACCTTACACTTATAACAATAAGATTGTAGGGCATACGAGCAGATTCTTAGATAACAAAATCCCTAAGTATATTAACGAGCAACAACCTGGCTATGTATTTGGTTATGACTTTCAGAAACCCGATTGGGAAGTATGTTTGTTAGTTGAAGGTATCTTTGACGCATTAAGCTTAAATGCCTGTGCGTTAACACACAATACAATCAATGACGACCAAGCACAGATTCTAGCACAACTTAATAAACGTATTATCTTTATTCCTGATAGAGATAGTACAGGTTTAGAAACGTGTGATAGAGCATTAGAGTTGGGTTATAGTGTTAGTATTCCTAATTGGGATGACGATGTTAAAGATGTAAATGACGCGGTAGTTAAGTATGGTAAGTTGCCTACATTACTCAGTATATTGAGTAGTGCAACAACTAGTAAAATCAAAATAGAACTACAGAGGAAGAAAATTGAAAAAAGATTACGAAAATAAAAAAGATTACGGTATTGAGATGCAAAAGATATTTTTGCGTGTTATGATTACTGAGGCTGAACTCTACACTAGAGTTATGAACATTTTAAATAGTGAGAACTTTGATAGGTCATTAAGACCTATCGTAAATCTATACAAAGAACACACTACAAAATATAGTATTTTGCCCGACCCCACACAGATTAAAGCAATCACTGGGCAAGATATTGATATTATTGCTAACTTTAGTCCTAATCAATTTGATTGGTTCTTGGATGAGTTTGAAGCCTTCACTAAACGACAAGAGTTAGAACGAGCTATTCTAAAAGCCGCAGACTTACTTGAGAAGGATGATTTTGGCCCAGTCGAAAAATTGATTAAAGATGCAGTACAAATCAGTTTACAAAAAGATATGGGAACTGATTATTTCTATGACCCGGCAGCACGTATCAACAAATATTTTAATAGCGGTGGACAAGTATCAACTGGCTGGCCACAGATGGATCGTATCTTGTATGGTGGATTCAGTCGTGGTGAACTGAACATCTTTGCAGGTGGTAGTGGTTCAGGTAAATCATTGGTTATGATGAACATAGCATTGAACTGGTTGCAACAAGGTATGAGTGGTGTTTATATTACATTAGAACTTAGTGAAGAACTAACATCATTAAGAACAGATGCTATGTTGACCATGATGGGTACAAAGGCAATTCGTAAAGATATTGATACTACAAGTCTTAAAGTAAAGATGATTGGTAAAAAGTCAGGACAATATCGTGTTAAGGGTTTACCTGCACAAAGTAATGTAAATGATATTCGTGCTTACTTAAAAGAAGTACAAATACAAACAGGTATTAAGATTGACTTTGTGATGGTTGACTACTTAGATTTGGTTATGCCTGTTTCTGTTAAAGTTAATCCAAACGATCAGTTTATTAAAGACAAATATGTTGCTGAAGAATTACGCAACTTAGCAAAAGAGATGGGCATATTAATGGTAACTGCAAGTCAGTTGAATCGTAGTGCAGTTGATGAGATTGAGTTTGACCATAGTCACATCGCAGGTGGTATCAGTAAGATTAATACAGCAGATAATGTGTTTGGTATCTTTACAAGTCGCAGTATGCGAGAGCGTGGTAAGTATCAGATTCAATGTATGAAAAGTCGTAGCTCGACAGGTGTAGGACAAAAGATTGATTTAGACTATGATATTGAAACTATGCGTATTAGTGACAGTGATCCTGATAATCAGAATAGTTATACTCCTAAACCTAGTGCTAATGATATTATGAGTCAATTAAAGCCACAAAGTACACTAGCATCAACCTCGCCTATCATAGACCAAGCTACAGGTGAGATATTAGAGCCGGAAAACAAGCGTATTATAGCGGATGTACAGGGTTCAAAGCTTAAAGCTATGTTAAACAGTTTAAAGAAATAAACCTAAAAGTAGATAAATACTATTAGGAAACTAATATGCAAAAACAAACTCGCAGTCTACTAGAGGAATTAGAAGCTATTGGTAATAATAGGGACACGACTCACATTATTGAGAGTCGTGGCCACAATATTATCACAAGTGCTATCAATCTAATAGAGATGATTAATCGTAACTATAGTCCTGAACAAGCCGCCATTTTAGAGCGTAAACTGTTAGGTGCTATAAAGAGCAAGGACCAAGCAAAGTTTTCCAAGTCATTAAGGAAAAACCGTGAAGCTGAATGAATTTAAAAAAGTTAAAAAAGTTAAAATAGATGAAGTAGATACTAGCTCACTTTTTGGAAATTATGGTTCCGCCGCTATACGTACCGGTGCAAAATCATTATTTGGTAAAAGTACATTGAGTACACAAGACCAAATAGCAAAAGACCAATTTGTAAAATCTTTTATGAGTAAAGCCGCAATAGGCTTACAAGATGCTATTAGAAGTGGTTGGGTAGACCAAGGTGGAGCCAATCAACCTGCCGCAAACGTAAATCCAAACCCAAACCCAAATGTAAATCCAAATCCAAATGTAAATACACAACAAGGTCAAGGTCAAGGTGCAACTGTTAATCCAGCTGATGCTATTGCACAAAAACGTATAGCCGCACAAAAAGCACAAGCAGACGCTATCAGAGAACCAGGTGCTTCAGAAGGTCCTAAGTATAATATTGATCCTAACAAACAAATGTCACCGTTTAGCAAATTACCTGCTACTACACCAAAGACACCTGAACAGATTAGACAAGAAAAACTTGCTGCCGCAACTCAAGCCGCACAAGGTCAAATGACACCAAAGGCACCTGATGTAGCGGTAGATATACCAAAGACGCCTGAACAAATTAGACAAGAAAAACTTGCTGCCGCAACTCAAGCCGCACAAGGTCAAATGAATCCTGTAAGTAATCTACCAGCAGACCAGTTTGCAAAATCTGCAAGTAATGTCAGACAACAACAGCAAGGTGTTGCTACTCAAAACGCACAAGGTGAAATGCTACCAGTAAGTAAATTACCTGCAGATCAATTCAATAAATCTGCGACTAATGTAAGACAAAGAAAGCAATCAAATACTACAAAATCTGTTAAAAAACCTAAGGACAATACTATTACGATGCCCAAGCGTAATGTAAAGCCTAGAAATGCAGGAAAAAACGCATTTGGGCAGATGGCTCAAAACTTAGGTAAGGTTGCTGAAGGTAGTCGTTTTGATAAACTAAACTATATCTTTGAAAGTATTTTAGCTGAAGCCGAACAGGGCGATACTCAAACATCCGGTGTAGCGAAGAAATCTATTAGTCAATGGGTAGTTGATTTCTTTAAGAAGTTTATGAAGGGTGAGGATATCACTAGTGATCCTACTATAATGCAAAACGTAACGGCGTTATCTAAAGAGTTGGAACAAAATTATACTAAAGATAAAGGTAAAACTACGATACCTAAATTAGCAGACTTGGCTTGGTCAGCTACTCACGCACCCGGTGAGAAAGATATATCACAAGATCAACCTGAGAAAACAGAAAAAACAAATAAAACTGGTGGTCAAGGTGCAGCCGGTACCGGAGGTGGCGGGGGAGGAACAACCAACATATATAATGTATTTGGTCAAGGCGCCGGATCTCCGCAAGATGCTCAAAAAGCTAAATCAGCATATCAGCAGATTCAAAGTTTACTAAAAGGTTTGACACCTGCTAATAAACAAAAAATATTAACAAGCTTGCAAAAAGAGTTAACTAAAACACCACCTACTAACAATAAACAAGTAACACCAAACAACACGGTAAAAATGTCAAAGATTAAAGGTGCTAAAGCAGGATTACCTACTGCGGATGAAGAAG